TATCAAACTCTATTAGGTAAAATCCAAAAGGTTTCTAACGAAATCCAAAGATTAACTCTTAGAGGTGGTGCTAACTTCGTAGTTGTTTCACCGACTGTTGCTACTATCTTGGAATCAATTCCTGGATACACAGTAAATACAGATGGAAATAAATCACAATTCGCGGCTGGTGTTCAAGTTGCAGGCTCTATGAATAATAGATTTACTGTTTACAAGAATCCATATATGACTGAAAATACTGTACTTGTTGGTTTCAGAGGAAGTAATTTCTTAGAAACTGGTGCTGTATATTCACCATATGTACCGCTAATTATGACTCCATTAGTATACGACCCAAGTGATTTCACTCCAAGAAAAGGTGTAATGACTAGGTATGCTAAGAAAATGATTAGACCTGAGTTCTATGGTAAAATCCACTGTAAAGACATAAACTTAGTATAAGTTAATTAATTCTTTACTAACCTCGTAATATTAGGAGGTTAACTTAGTTGAAAAACCCCTACTTTTTGTGGGGGTTTTTCTTTTGTATTTGATATTTATATATGAATTATAGTATTACTATAACTGGTTAAAGTAGTCACTAAACATAATCAGTATAAAAAAACAAATTAATTCCTGAGAGTAGTGACTCAACATTAGGAGAAATAAAAATGGCAAGTAGAATAGGGAAATATAAAGTTTCCAAAAGAGAAGCTAAATTATCAGCAGTAGATGGTGCTGAGATAAAAGGTAGTTTAACGGGTATCACAGATTTATCAGCAACTGGTACAAGTACTTTTAGTGGTACATCAAATGTAATAAATGGTGTTGATTTAACACCAAATGATATTGCAACAACAGCATTAGGATTGAATCCAACATGGAGACTTAATTTTGGTGGTGCAACTTTAGCAGCAGGAGTTAACACAACTGATGTTCATCTATTAGATGTATTAACACCTGTTAATACTTTATTTAGAATGGCATTAGCATTAAAGAAAGTTGCGAGTCAAGGTAGTGTAGTAACAGCAGCACAAGCAGGTCAAATATTTGGTGCAACATCTACTGCTGGAGCTCTTATTCCTATGACGGGAGTTACAGACACAGCTACTAATTTCATACCAGCAACATTAAAGGTAAATACAATATCAGGTACAACAACTGCAAATTTAACATTAGATGATTCAGCAACTAACTTAAATACTGATCTTGATCAGTCTATGATATTATTTAATGATTATGTAATTGAAGCAGGTCATGTTGTTAAAGTATGTTTTCATGCGGATAATGAAATTAAAGCTTCAGCTAATGAAATTGTTACTACTGCAGTTGCAGGTACAGACCAAATAACACGACCTACAGCAGCTAGTGATACTGATAGAGATATTATATTAACAGCTTCAGGTGTAGATACTACGATTTTAGCAGGTTCATACATCTACTTACAAGCAGGTGCAGATGCAGATGAAATGTCAGTTAAAGGTTGTCTTAGAACAACAGGTGGAATAATCGCAGTAACATATGCAGCGTAATCTTAGTAAGTGAATATAAACTAACTAATGTTATTAAACAACTTAAAGGGTGGGATTTATTTCTCACCCTTTTTTGTTTTAATTGATATTTATATATGAAGAATAATACCCAATTTTGGAGAATAGTAAATGTCAAAATTTAATTTTATATATGAAGAACCAACATTAGCATTAGAAGTAACTGGTTCAACACCACACGCTATTTATGATACCGATACTGAGTTTCAAAACGATAGTTTAACGGTGTGTAAGTATGTAGCTACAAAGCTTGGACATCCAGTTATGCAACTTGAATTTAATTCAGGTTCAATGTATGCTTGTTTTGAAGAGGCAGTATCAGAATACTCACAACAAATCAATCATTACAATACAAAGAATTGGATGTGGGAACATTATGGGAATACCACTACTGGTTCTGAATATAGTAGTACAGGTTCCCATCAAGCAGAAACTCCAAATGGTGGAATGTCTTTATTCACATTATCAGAACAATACGGACAAGCTGTAAATGTTGGTGGTAATGCTACTATGTTTACGGGTTCAATAACTTTATCAAGTTCAAAACAAGTTTATGACTTAGCATCAGAATCTACACTTGAGGGTACACTTTCTGTTGGTGATAGAATAGAAGTTCAACGAGTATTCAATGAAGGTCCAGCAGCTATATCTAAATTCTATGACCCATTTGCTGGAGCTTATGATAATATTGAAATGTTAGATTCATTTGGATTCGGTAATGTATCACCTGCAGTTTCATATATAATGAGGCCAATATCATATGATTTGGCTAGAGCAAATGCAATTGAAACAAATGACAAAATAAGAAAATCAGCATATTCATTTGAATTAATGAATAACAAAATGAGAATATTTCCTTTACCAAAAGATGATGATGCTGGTGGAAAAATATATTTTCATTATTACAAAAGAAATGATAGAGTAGGTGTAACTCAATCACACACGAGTAATAAAGTATCCGACCCATCCAACATACCATACAAATTTATTACATATACGGAAATAAATTCAATGGGTAGAAATTGGATTAGAAAATATACATTAGCCCTTTCAAAAGAATTACTTGGAATAATTAGAAGTAAATATGCTTCAATGCCATTACCAAATGGTGAGGTGTCATTAGATGGTGAAGCATTGAAAGCTGAAGGTAGAGAGGAAAAAGCAAATTTATTAGAAGAATTGAGTTTATTCTTAGAGGCTGTTGGTAAAAAAGAACAAGCAATTACAGAACAAGAAGTTGCAGATGCTCAACAACAAGTATTAAATAAAGCACCATTAAAAATATACATAGGATAATGAAATGAGTCAAACAAAACCATTTTTTATACCACAAAAAGAGTTCGATTTAATTAACTCAATGAATGAGGAATTAATTGATGAGTTAGTTGGTCAATCTGTGGATATTTACAAAGTAAATATTGAAAGAACAGAAGACAATGTTTATGGTGAATCAACTGCTAAATACTATGATATAGGATTTAGAGTTAATTGTCTAATAAACTATAATGAACCTGAAGTAATTCAAGATGAGTTTGGTGCTGATGTTAATTCATCAATTGAAATGTTTTTTCAAAGAGAAAATTTATCAAGTGGTTCATTAAATTTTTATCCTGAGAATGGTGACATTGTGGATTGGAATGATTACTATTGGGAAATTAATGGAACAACAGAACCACAATTATTTGCAGGACATCCAAACTTTAAACATAACATTGTCGCTACAGCACATCGTTCAAGATTATCATCGTTACAAATAGAAGAAAGGCCTAAATAATGAGCTTAGATATTTTAAAAGAGAGATTTAATGGAAAACTAACAACTATCAAATATGAACAAGATATAGATGATAGAGAAAAAATTATTGAAAAATTAGAGGAAGAAACTAATAATTTATCAAATCAAGTAGTAAATTTAGAAAATGAAAAATCTACTCTTTTGCAAGAGTTAAATAAAGCTAGAAACTTTGAGACTGGATTATTTTCTACAAAACAAAAAGAGTTTGAAAATAAAATAAATGAAAGAAAATATGATATTGAAGAACTTGAAAGTGAGAATTATTCTTTACAAGAAAAAATTAACAAAAAAAATAAAAGACTTGAGTATAAAGATGAGTTAATTAACAATTCTAATAATATTTTAAAAGAAACAAAAAGTAAAATAAATTATTTAAATGTAAAATTACAAAATTCAAAAAATTCTAAAAAAGAATTAAAGTTAGAAATTAAAAAAACCTATAAAGAATATTTGTTTGAAATAACTAATTTTGAAAATCAGATAAAAAATAAAAATGAACTCATAACTGAACAAAAACAAATATTAAAAGAAAAAAATAAAAAAATAAAACAAGTAACTAATATAATAAAAGAGTTAAAAACAAAAAATGATAAAAGCAAAAAAGTAATTAGTGAGTTGGATAATAAATTACAACAAAGTGAAAATTCTTTAATTATAGAAAATGATAAATTTCAAAAAAAAATCAATAGTAAAGAAAATACAATATCAGAGTTACAAAGTGAAATGGACATACTTTCAAATCAAGTAACCGCATTAACAGAAACAGCTCAAGACAAAACTATTTTAGAAAAAAAATTACAAAAGGCTGAAAGATTTCAAGATGTGGTTAAAAATAATAAAAATAATTATCAAGTAGTTCCTCAAATGAAATCAAAAATTTTAAATACAGATAATTTAATTTTTAAACTTAAAGAAATTTCAAAACAAAAACAAGGATTAAAACCATTAAATTGGCAACAATGGATTGAAATACCAGAGAGTAATTATTTAAATGAATTAAATCACAATATAGCTTTAAAATTATTTAATGAAAACAATTCTTTATTTTCAGAAGATGAAAGAAAAAAATATGATGCTCATAGTAGGTTTGACGTAATAACTGAGGGAGTACTATTACCTTTAGATACTTCACCACAAAATTTAAAAGGTTATTATTCATCAATATCATTATCCACTCTTTCAAATGAAGACAATGTTAGTCAATGGGATGATTTAAGTGTAAATAAAAATCATTTAACACAAGGTACTGCTAATGCACAACCTGAATACAATGCTGTAAAAAATAGTTTACAATTTAAAAGAGGGGCTAGTGATTTAGACCATATGGATTTTACAACTGGTTTAACTTTATCTGAATTTACATTATTTTTTGTAGTTGATTTTACTGATGAGAATCGTCAAGTGTTATTAAAAGATACTGCTGGAAATGATTTAATTGAGGTAAATTACATTAATGCCAGTAGAGCACGACTTTTAGTAACGGGTAATGATGGGACTAATAGTGTATCTACATCTGTTTCCCCTGCAGATGGTTCAGTTCCACAAAATACAAAACTTTTATTAACTTGTAGAAAGAAAGCACACAATAGTGATGATGGATTTGGACAACTGGAGTGGTTTATAAACAAAACATCATTAGGGACAAGTGATGATTATGATGAAAACATTTTACAAACCATTAATGAACTTGGTTTTGCAAATAGTAGTACGGGATTTGAAGGAAACATATATGAAATGGGTATTTATGATAAGGCTTTAACTGAGAAACAAATATTACCATTACAAGACTACTTCATCGATAGAACAAGTATAAGTGTATAAGGATAAACAATGGCAGTTCAACAAATAACAGGAAAAAGAATCACAAAGTATGATACTTCAAATCCTAACTTTGTAGAAAAACCTAAACCTAAATTAGAGGTTGAAGCAAGTGGTAATGTGCAAGAAGATGAAGATATGTATGGTGAAAGAAAACATCATTACACACCTGAACCTAATGGTAATCTACAAGTAGAACAAATGATGGGTAAGTTGATGAATAAGTTGGATAACTTTGATTCTAAAAGCCAAACAGGTATAAAAGCCATTGAAGTGGATATTAAGAAAGAAATAGCTATTGGTAAAGCTGATATGAGTAGTATTAAATCAGAAGAAATAAAGGGTAAGGTAAACAATAAACTTGATAAACTTAAAAAACTGAGAAGACGAAATGGCCGTTAATAAAATTACAAATAAACAAACACTTAATAAAGAAACTGTTAATAGAGCTCAACAGGTTTCCACTAAAAATAATAAAGTTCGTGGTAATGCAGAACAATCAATAAATCCTGGTAAAGATTTTACTAAAAACTTTTCCATAACATTAAAAGATATTGATACATCTGTAATGACTCATATAAAAAATGTGATGAAACCAAAAATAAAAGAAGCTAACGAAACAGTTAAAGTACCTGTTTTATATGGTAATGAAGAAAGATGGAAAAATTTTAGAAAAAGAGGAGTGTTAAGAGACAAAAACAATGCATTAATTTTACCACTGATTATGTTTAAAAGAACAGACGTTTCTTTTGATGATGCAATACCAATGTCATTCGACCACGATGTAAGAGGTGAATTTATAAAGGTTACAAGAGGTAATAAATGGAGTAAAGATAATCAATATGATAGATTTTCAGTTCAACGAGGTGTCCAACCAGTTCAAGAATTAATGTTTACTGGAATGCCAGACCACGTCATATGTAATTACTCAATAGTAATGATTACTAATTTTATTGAACAAATGAATGTACTTAATGATTTGTTTCTTGAACATATAGGAACATATTTTGGTGATTCAGAACAATACAAATTCTTATCATCATTGGATGGTAGTTTAAGTGATGCAACTGAAATGAATCAAGATGGTGAAAGAATTATTAAAACTGAATTTGGTATATCAATAAAAGCTTATGTAATACCAGAGTTTACAAGTAATGTCTTTGGAACTACTAATGAATTAACTAAAGGATTAACACCTTCAAGAGTTAGTTTTGGTATGGAATCTAATGCTACAGACAAACAAGTAGGAAAATAATTTACTCGTTTTCAAAATTTATATATACTTATATATAGACAATAAACAATTCACAATTGGAGGTTATAATGGCAGAAGAATCAAATCTAGCTAAACAGCTTGAAGAAAAAAATAAATTCACAGAAGATGAACTTACACAAGTTCAAAACATACAACAAAGTTATCAAAATGTTCAAATTCAATTCGGACAACTAAAATTAAGTCAAATCAGATTAGATGAACAAGAAATTGAATTAGAAGAAGCCTTAAAAACTTTACAAGAAAAAGAAAAGAAATTTCTTGATGGTATAACGGAAAAATACGGACAAGGAACTTTGAATCCTGAAACTGGTGAATTTACACCAAATAAATCGTAATAATCAAAAATAAATTATCGTTTGAGAGTTTAATCATATATTTATATATGAATAATACTAATGCGCAAAATAGTATATTTACCTCAAAAATTAAAAAGTTAACTTAGGAGAAATTCAATGGCCGAAAAAATTATAAGTCCCGGTGTATTTACGAATGAAATA